ACGGGCGCAAACTCGGCGGTCGGGCTCCGATCCACCCCGGCGCGGTACATCTTCCTCGACGAGGTCGATGCCTATCCGGCCTCGGCCGACGAGGAAGGCGACCCGGTCACCCTGGCCGAGGCGCGGTCGCTCACCTTCGCGCATCGGCGCAAGGTGCTGCTGGTCTCGACGCCGACGATCCGGGGGCTGAGCCGGATCGAGCGGGAATACGAGGCATCCGACCAGCGGCGGTTCTTCGTGCCGTGCCCGCATTGTGGCCATGCGCAATGGCTGAAGTTCGACCGGCTGCGCTGGCAGAAGGGCCGGCCGGAGACGGCGGAGTATCACTGCGAGGGCTGCGAGACGCCCATCGCGGAACACCACAAGACGGCGATGCTGGAGGGGGGCGAATGGCGGGCGACCGCCACCGCCGCCGATCCAACGACGGTCGGGTATCACCTCTCGGCACTCTATTCGCCGATCGGCTGGCTGAGCTGGGAGCGGATCGTGCGGGCATGGGACGGGTGCCAAGGCTCGGACGAGGCGATCAAGGCGTTCCGCAACACCATCCTCGGCGAGACATGGGTCGAGACCGGCGAAGCGCCGGACTGGCAGCGGCTCTACGACCGCCGCGCGCGCTGGACATCCGGCACGGTGCCCGCGCGCGGGCTGTTCCTGACCGCCGGGGCCGACGTGCAAAAGGACCGGATCGAGGTCGATGTCTGGGCCTGGGGCCGCGGACTTGAGTCCTGGCTCGTCGATCACGTCGTCATCGAGGGCGGCCCCGACCGGCACGACGGGTGGTCGGAACTGACCGCGCTGCTGGACCGGTCCTGGCCGCATGAACGCGGCGCGCATCTCAGGATCGCGCGGCTCGCCATCGACACCGGCTACGAGGCCCCGGCGGTCTATTCCTGGTCGCGGGCGCAAGGCTTCGCGCAGGTGTCGCCGGTGAAGGGCGTCGAGGGGTTCAACCGCTCGAGCCCGGTGTCGGGTCCGACCTTCGTCGACGCGACCGAGGGCGGGAAACGCCTGCGGCGCGGGGCGCGGCTATGGACCGTGGCGGTCTCGACCTTCAAGGCCGAGACCTACCGCTTCCTGCGGCTGGCACGACCCACCGATGAGGAAATCGCCGACGGGGCGGCGTTCCCGCCCGGCTCGGTGCACCTGCCGCACTGGGTCGAGAACGAATGGCTGAAGCAGTTCGTGGCCGAGCAGCTGGTGACGGTGCGCACGAAGCGCGGCTTTGCCCGGCTGGAATGGCAGAAGCTACGCGAACGCAACGAGCCGCTGGACTGCCGGGTCTATGCCCGCGCCGCCGCCTGGATCGCGGGCGCGGACCGCTGGCCCGACGAGAAATGGCGCGACCTCGAGGATCAGCTCGGGGCCGCTCTCACCGACACCGATCTCGCCGGGCAGATCAACCGGCCGGGACAGGCCCCGCAGGGCAAGCGCCGCTCCGACTGGCTCGGACGGCGCGAAGGATGGTTCTGATGACGGACTGGACGGAAACCGAGCTATCCGCGCTGCGCCGGGCCTATGCCAGCGGCACGACCCGGGTCAGCTATGACGGCAAGTCCGTCGACTACGGCTCGGCCGAGGATCTGCTGGCGCGCATCCGGACCATCGAGCGCGCCATTGCCGGCGTCAGCCGACCGCTGCCGGTGGCCGGGCTCGCGGGCTTCTCGCGCGGGGATCGGTGATGTCGGCCAACTGGTTCGATAGGGCCATTGCCTCCGTCGCCCCGCGTGCTGCGGCCCGACGTGTGCTGGCCCGTCAGACGTTCGAGACCCTGACACGGGGGTATGACGGGGCCGCGAAAGGCCGACGGACGGAGGGCTGGCGGGCGCCGGGATCCTCGGCTGACACCGAGATCGGCGTCGCGGGGGCGCTGCTGCGCGACCGGATGCGGGATCTGGTGCGCAACAACCCGCATGCGGCCAAGGCCGTCGCGGTGCTCGTCAACAACATCATCGGCGCGGGCATCATGCCGCGCGCGGCCAGCGGCGACGACACGCTCGACCGGAAGGTCGACGCCCTGTTTGAGCGCTGGACGGCGGACTGCGATGCCGACGGCCAGCTCGACTTCTACGGGCTGCAGACGCTGATCTGCCGGGAGATGGTCGAGGCGGGCGAGGTGATGGTGCGCCGCCGCCTACGCCGCGCGGCGGACGGCCTGCCGGTGCCGCTGCAATTGCAGGTGCTGGAGGCCGATTTCCTCGACGCCACCAAGTCCGGGGCCATCGGCGCGGGGCGGCTGGTGCAGGGGATCGAGTTCGACCCGGTCGGCAAGCGCCGGGCCTATTGGCTGCATGCCGAGCACCCGGGCGACGCCTATGGGGCTTTGCAGGACGGTCTGCAGCGCCGCCCGGTCCCGGCGAGCGAGATCGCCCATGTCTACGAGAAGCAGCGCACGCAGGCGCGCGGCGTGCCCTGGGGCGCACCGGTGATCCGCAGCTTGCGCGACCTCGACGACTATGAGGTTGCCGAACTGGTCCGCAAGAAGACCGAGGCCTGCGTCACCGCCATCGTCTTCGGCGACGACGAGGCGCAACAGGGCATCGCACCCTCCGTGGTCGATGCCGACGGCAACCGGGTCGAGCAGTTCGAGCCGGGGCTGATTGCCTATGCCCGCGGCGGAAAGGACATCCGGTTCAACCAGCCGTCGGCCACCGGCGGCTACGGCGAATACAACCGGGCGAGCCTGCACACGATCTCGGTAGGATTCCGGGTGCCCTACGAGTTGCTGACCGGCGATCTCAGCCAGGTCAACTATTCCTCGATCCGGGCGGGGCTCGTCGAGTTCCGCCGTCAGATCGACGCCGTGCAGTGGCAGTTGTTCATTCCGATGTTCTGCGCGCCGGTCTGGCGGTGGTTCACGGAAGCCGCGTGGGCGGCGGGGCAGATCCCGTCGCCGATCGTACCGGTCGAATGGTCGCCGCCGAAGTTCGAGGCGGTCGATCCGCAGAAGGACGCGATGGCAAACCTGCTGTCGATCCGCTCGGGCACCATGACGCTGGCCGAAGTGATCGCGCGGCAGGGCCGCAACCCCGACGCCGTGCTGGCCGAGATCGCCGCGACCAACGCCAAGCTCGACGCTCTGGGGCTGGTGCTCGACAGCGACCCGCGGCGGGTCACCAAGACCGGCAGCGCGCAGACCGGCGATCCGGCGACCGATCCCGCCGCCGACGAACCAGACACCGACGACCCGGCCGCCGACGCGAACAATGACCCGGCGCAGGCCGACCAACAGGACTGACCCTCATGGACACGATGATCGAACTGCCGGCCATGCGCCGGTCGGCGGAGCTTGCGCCGAACACGGCCGATGCCGACAGCCGCACCGTCGAGGTGGTCTGGTCGGCCGGGGCCCGCGTCCGCCGCGCGACCTTCTTCGGCGAGCCCTATGACGAGGAACTGAGCCTCGACCCGGCCCATGTCCGGCTCGACCGGCTGAACGCGGGCGCGCCGTTCCTGAAGGTGCATGAGCTCGACACGCTCGACGCGGTGATCGGCTCGGTCGTGCCGGGTTCCGCCCGGATCGAGAACGGTCGCGGCATCGCGCAGGTGCGCATCAGCGAGCGCGCCGACGTCGAGCCGATCTGGCGCGACATCGAGGCCGGGCACATCCGCGCGGTCTCGATCGGCTACCAGGTCCACCGTTTCGAGGTCTCGAAGCCCGAAGCCGCCCGCGAACTCTGGCGCGCGGTGGACTGGACGCCCTTCGAGGTCTCCGCCGTCGCGGTCGGCGCTGACCCCGCCGCGGGCTTCCGCGCCCAACATCCCCTTCACGACTGCGTCCTTCACCGCCGGGACGCCCCCACACCGCAAGGAGCATCCCCGATGACGGACAAGACCCAGACCACGGCGCGCGACGCCGCAACCCCCGCCACCACCCAGCCGACCGATCCGGTCGCAACCGAGGACACCATCATGCTCGAGCCGAAAGCGGCTGCGCCCGACCCGAAGGTCGCCGCCAGCGAACCGAAGGTCCACGGAAGTGAGACGCGCAGCCAGCCGAAGACGCAGGCAACGCCCGCGCCTGACACGGAAGCGGTCGCCACCCGCGCCCGCGAGGCCGAGCGCGACCGCGTCTCCACCATCTACGATCTGGCCGGGCGGCTGAACCTCGAGCGCAGCTTCGCCGAGGATCTGGTGAAACGCGGCGTCAGTGTCGACGAGTCCCGCCGTCTGATCCTCGATCAGGTCGACGCGAAGTCGGAGGAGACCCGGACCTTCCCCCATGTCTCCGTCCCGCTGGGTGGCCGGGACGAGCGCATCACCCGCCGCGATGCCGTGGCGAACGCGCTCCTTCACCGCTACAGCCCGACGCTGTTCCCGCTGGAGGACGCCGCGCGCCAGTATCGCGGCATGACCCTGCTGGAACTGGCCCGTGAAAGCCTTGGCAATGCCGGGGTGAACACGCGCGGCCTGTCGCGTGATGAGGTGGCGACGCGCGCACTGCACACGACCTCGGACTTCCCCGAGATCCTCTCGGCCGTCACCAACAAGACCCTGCGGCAGGCTTATGACGCCTATCCCCGCACCTTCGCGCTCTTCTGCCGCCAGGTGCTGGCCACCGATTTCAAGTCGATGCACCGCGTCCAGCTCGGCGAGGCGCCGCAGCTTCTGGAAGTGGGCGAGAGCGGCGAGTTCAAGCGCGGCACGCTGGGCGAGAGCAAGGAAAGCTACAAGGTCAAGACCTATGGCCGGGTGGTCGCCATCACCCGGCAGGTGCTGATCAACGACGATCTCGATGCTTTCACCCGCATCCCGGCGATGTACGGCAACTCCATCGCCCAGCTGGAAAGCGATGTGGTCTGGGGCATCATCACCGCGAACCCGGCGATGGCTGACGGCACGGCGCTGTTCCACGCCAACCACAAGAACCTCGCGGGCACTGGTGCGGCGCTGGCGGTCGATGCGGTGGGCGCGGCCCGCGCGGCGATGGCGAAGCAGACCGGCCTCGACAAGAAGACGGTGCTGAACGTCCGCCCCGCCTTCCTGATCGTTCCTGCCTCGCTGGAACTGAAGGCCGAACAGCTGGTCGCCCAGAACCTGGTGCCCGCCGCGATGTCCAGCGTGGTGCCGCAGTCGATCCGCACGCTGGCGCCGATCAGCGAGCCTCGGCTCGATGCCGCGAGCGAGACCGCCTGGTATCTGGCGGCCAGCCCGAACCAGATCGACACGATCGAGTACGCTTATCTCGAGGGTCAGCAGGGCGCCTATATCGAGACGCGCAACGGTTTCGACGTCGACGGCGTCGAGATCAAGTGCCGCCTCGACTTCGGCGCCAAGGCCATCGACTGGCGCGGCCTCTACAAGAACC